GTCGTGGCCCCAGCGACCCGTTCGACTGGAGCCCGAAAAATCCAGCTAACACCGACGCAAGTTGCGCTGGCAAAAAAGTATGGACTGACCCCGCAGCAATACGCTGCTGAAGTAGCAAAACTGGAGAAATCGAATGGCTGAAACACTCAACCGGAACCCCCGCGCCCTTGAGGCACGCGATAAAACTTCTCGGGTCGTGTACACACCCCCGAGCGCACTGCCCGATCCGACACCTGAGCCCGGTTACGTTTATCGCTGGATTGCGACACACGTGCTTGGCGAAGCCCAGAACACGAACGTGTCTACCAAGATGCGTGAAGGCTGGGAACCGGTGAAAGCAGTCGACCATCCTGAGCTGATGCTTGAGGGTAATGCGAAGACCGGAAACGTCGAACTTGGTGGCCTCATGCTCTGCAAGATGCCGCGTGAACGCGCACAGGCCCGGGACGAGTACTACTCCAAACAAGCGCAGGCCCAGATGGAATCTGTCGACAACAGCTTCATGCGAAACAACGACCCCCGCATGCCACTTTTCGCTGACCGCAAGTCAACGACCAGTCGCGGTGGTGGTTTTGGTTCTGGTTCAAAGTAACAAGGAGTCCTTAAATGGCAACAACCGCTTCTCCCTACGGGCTTCGTCCCGTGAATCGCGTTGATGGCATGCCTTACGCTGGTGCAACTCAGACTTTTCTGATTGACCCCGCTGGTGAAGCCACCAACATTTTCTATGGCCAAGTCGTCATCATTGGCGCTGACGGCTATTTGGCGCTGTCTACCGCCACTGGCGCTGACATCACCACCAACAACCTTGGCGGCAACGGTGTTGGCGCAATCGGCGTGTTCGTCGGCTGCGAGTACTTCAACGCCCAAGGCCAGTTGATCTTCAGCCAGTTCTACCCCTCCGGCACAACCGGCGTGGTGTCGGCCAAGGTCATCACTGACCCCAACGTCGTGTTCCAAGCACAGTTGGACGGTTCCGGCGCACAGACCGTGTTGGGCACCAACACCTTCTTTGCTGCTGTGCAGAGCACCAGCACAGGTTCTACCACTACGGGCAACTCGACCAGCGCGCTGGATGCCACTGTGGTGACCACTGCTGCGGCCTTCCGTATTGTGGGTTTTGTTGAGCTGGAAGGCTTTTCAACAATTGGCGATGCGTTCACTGATGTGTTGGTTAAGTTCAACCCCAGTGCACACTCGTACACGAACAACGTCGGCCTGTAAGGAGTAACTCACCATGGCAATTTCACGCGCACAACTGCTCAAAGAGCTGCTCCCCGGTCTGAACGCCTTGTTCGGTTTGGAATACAAACGCTACGGCGAAGAGCACAAAGAGCTGTACGAAACCGAGAAATCGGAGCGTAGCTTTGAAGAAGAAACCAAGCTGTCCGGCTTTGGTGCTGCACCTGTCAAGAACGAAGGCTCCGCCATCGCTTACGACAACGCGCAGGAAGCCTTCACTGCTCGCTACACCCACGAAACCATCGCTCTGGGCTTCTCCATCACGGAAGAAGCTGTGGAAGACAACCTGTATGACAGCTTGTCCGCCCGCTACACCAAGGCGCTGGCTCGCGGTATGGCTTACACCAAGCAGGTCAAAGCTGCTTCCGTGTTGAACACTGGCTTCTCTGGTGCTGCTCTTGGCGGTGACGGCGTTTCCTTGTTCGGCAACAACAGCTCCGGCACTCGCGTTGGCCACCCACTCGTGGGCGGCGGCGTGAACTACAACAGCCCAACAACTGGCGTGGACTTGAACGAGACCTCGCTGGAAAACGCAACGATCCAAATCGCTGCTTGGACTGACGAGCGTCAACTGCTGATTGCAGCCAAGCCTGTCAAGTTGGTGATTCCTCCAGCACTGATGTTCGTTGCCAAGCGCTTGCTGGACACCGAACTGCGTGTTGGCACTGCCGACAACGACATCAACGCGTTGAAGCAGATGGGCACCATTTCTGGCGGCTACTGCGTCAACCACTTCTTGACCGACAACAACGCTTGGTTCCTGACTACAGACGTTCCAAACGGCATGAAGCATTTTGAGCGCGCCGCTTTGACAACCTCGATGGACGGTGATTTCGACACCGGCAACGTCCGTTACAAGGCCCGCGAGCGTTATTCGTTCGGCTGGTCTGACCCATTGGGCATGTGGGGCAGCTCCGGTTCGACCTAAGCCCTCGGGCTTAAATGAGAAGGGCCCCTTGTGGGCCCTTTTCTTTTGGGTTATATTGCCCCCACTCCCCGGACTTTCCGGTGTATCTGACGGCTCCGGGCCGACGTCATGCAGACAGATACGCCTTAACCGCATGAGGAATCCATCATGGCACGCACTACCTTCTCCGGTCCCGTCAAATCCGACAACGGTTTTGAGGGCAACATCACTGGCAACGTCACTGGCACCGTTACCGGCGCTGTTGCAGCTACCACGCTGACAGCTTCTGGCGTCGCATCGCTGACCAACGCATCCATCTCCATGACCGCACTGCCAACAGCAGACCCCACAGTTGCTGGCCGTCTCTGGAACGATGCAGGCACCCTCAAAGTTTCCGCCGGTTAATTAATCTCGGGGGCCTCGGCCTCTGCAAAACAGGAGATTGATTATGACGATGCAAACCGACGTCCTAGCGGTACACACCGAAGCTACGGCTACCGTGGTGGCGTACCGCACTCGCGTCAGAGCCTATCACTGCATTTCTGGCGGAACCGCCGGGGATGTTATTTTTCGTGATGGCGGCGCAGGCGGCACCATCTTGTTGCAGTTCAACATTGCAACGGGCACGCAACCAATCACGATGCCACTTCCCGGCCAAGGGATTTTGTTTCGTACGAACGTCCATGTGACGCTCCCAGCCAACGCAAAAATCACGGTGTTCTATGGCTAAGTCACCCGCATGGCAACGCAAAGAAGGCAAGTCCGAGAAGGGCGGCTTGAACGCGAAGGGACGCGCCTCGTACAACAAGGCCAACCCCGGCAAGCCCGGCCTGAAGGCTCCCCAGCCCGAGGGCGGCAAACGCCGCGACTCTTTTTGTGCCCGTATGTAAGGCATGAAAGAGAAGCTGACCGGAGAGAAGGCCAAGAAGGACCCGAACTCCCGCATCAACAAGAGCCTGCGGGCGTGGAAGTGCTGACATGGAGATGATGGTCTGGAACCTCGTGCTCACCGCCATTGTGGCCATGCTGGGGTTCGTTTTGAAGGAGAAGTTTGCCGAGATCAATCGTCTTGGCATTCTGCTCAACCGCACCCGCGAAGAAGTGGCTCGGGATCACATCACACGCTCGGAGTTCCGGGCCGACATGCAGCAGTTGCTCGACCGGTTTGACCGGCTGGAGCGCAAAATTGACAACCTGCGAGGCAGCAATGCCGTCCAGCAGTAAAAAGCAAGCGGACTTCATGCGTGCGGTAGCGCACAGCCCGGAGTTTGCCAAGAAAGCAGGCGTCCCACAATCCGTGGGCAAAGAGTTCTCCAACGCGGACAAGGGCCGCAAATTTTCAAAAGGTGGCGATATGGCAACGAAAATGAACCCAGCTTTCAAAGCAATGATCGAGAAGAAAAAAGCAGGCGCTAAAGCGGACATGCCGATGAAAAAAATGGCCAAAGGTGGCGTCACGCGTGCAGACGGTGTTGTGTCCAAGGGCCACACCAAGGGCAAGCAAATCACCATGGCCAACGGCGGCAAGTGCTGACATGATGGCCAGTCGCGGCATGGGGGCAGTGCTCCCTTCCAAGATGCCCAAAGGCGTGCGTAAAGCCCGCCGGGATGACACCGACTTCACGCAGTACGCTGAAGGCGGCAAAGTCAACGCGGCTGGCAACTACACCAAGCCCGGTATGCGCAAGCGTATCGTGAGCCAAGTCAAAGCTGCGGCAACGCAGGGCACCGGGGCAGGCCAGTGGTCAGCCCGCAAGGCCCAGCTCGTGGCCAAGAAGTACAAGGCCGCTGGCGGCGGGTACAAGGACTGATGTGAAAGCGCCCCAGCAATCCCTCAAAGACTGGGGCGACCAGAAGTGGCGCACCAAGAGCGGCAAACCGTCGTCTAAAACGGGGGAGCGCTATCTGCCGGAGAAGGCGATAAAATCGCTCAGCCCCGCAGAGTATGCGGCCACCACAAAAGCCAAACGCGCTGGCAAGGCGGCGGGCAAACAGTTTGTGGCTCAGCCCAAGACCATCGCCAAAAAGACAGCGAGCTTCAGATGACAACTTCCGGCACCTCTGCATTCAACCTCGACTTGACGGAAATCGTCGAGGAGGCGTTCGAGCGCGTGGGTTCGGAGATGCGCACGGGTTACGACCTGAAGACCGCCCGCCGGTCCTTGAACCTGATGTTTGCCGACTGGGCCAACCGTGGCGTCAACATGTGGACGTTCGAGCAAGGCTCCATCCCGTTGGTGGCAGGCACGGCGACGTACAACCTTCCGGCTGATACTGTGGACCTACTGGAGCATGTGATCCGCACGGGCGCGGGCAGCGCGTCGACGCAAGCGGACCTGACCATCACCCGGATCAGCGTCTCCACCTACGCCACGATCCCCAACAAGCTGCAGCAGGCCCGGCCCATTCAGGTCTGGATTGAGCGCCTAAACACCCCACGCATCACCGTCTGGCCAGTCCCCGACAACTCGCAGCCCTACACCTTCGTGTACTGGCGCATGAAGCGCATCCAAGACGCGGGCAACGGCGTCAACACAATGGACATGCCGTTCCGGTTTGTGCCCTGCATGGTGGCCGGACTGGCCTACTACTTGGCCCTGAAGGTGCCCGGGGGTGCGGAACGTCTGGGTATCCTGAAGCAACAGTACGACGAGGCTTGGCAACTGGCCTCCGACGAGGATCGTGAAAAGGCGTCTGTGCGGTTCGTGCCGCGTCAGATGTTCATCGGGAGCGGGACGTAATGGGTAATCGGTTTGCCAGCGCCAAGAACTCGATCGCCCAGTGCGATCGTTGTGGCTTTCGCTTCAAGCTGACCGCGCTGCGCACAGAGGTCATCAAGACCAAGAGGTACAACCTCATGGTGTGCGACACGTGCTGGGACCCGGACCACCCGCAGTTGTTGCTGGGCATGTACCCTGTTGACGACCCGCAAGCAGTGCGCAACCCGCGCCGGGACACCACGTACGTGACGGCCGGGCCGAACGCGGCGGGTAACCTGACCGGCGGCAGCCGCGATATTCAGTGGGGCTGGAACCCGGTTGGCGGGTCCCGGTTCTTTGACAACGAGTTGACGCCGAACTATTTGGCGTTGCGTGTGGAAGTTGGTACAGTAACGGTACAGATAGGAGTCTGACATGGACGCAAAAACCGCAGTGCGCAAGCACGAAGCAAACCTGCACCCCGGTGCAAAGCCCACCAAGCTGCGTGCTGGTGGCAAGACCAACAGCGACATGCTGAAGATGGGACGCAACTTGGCCAAAGTGGCCAACCAGAAGTCTCCCGGCCGCAAGGGGGGCTGATATGGCAACGTACAACCAACCCAAAGCGGCCAAGCCCGCTGTGCTGCCCAAGACCGGGGCCGTGAAAGCGATGCAAGACACCAACGTGTCCGTGGCCAGTAACCACAGTAACGAGTACCCCGGTGTCAAAACCAGCGGTATCAAAATTCGTGGCACTGGTGCAGCCACCAAAGGCACGATGGCCCGTGGGCCCATGGCGTGAGGACTGAATGAACTACACCCAGTTGAAGGCGGCAATCATCGCCTACACAGACAACCAAGACACCGCTTTTGAGGCGGAGGTTCCGTTGTTTGTGAAGCAGGCTGAGCAGCGCATCTTCAACATGGTGCAGTTCCCCTCGCTGCGCAAAAACGTGACCGGCTCAACCACCAGCGCCAACAAGTATCTGGCGTGCCCGGCTGACTTCCTGTCGGTGTACTCGATCGCGGTTGTGGACAACGCCACGGGCGCGTACGAGTACCTGCTCAACAAAGATGTCAACTTCATCCGACAGGCGTACCCCGTTCCATCTAGCGTGGGGTTCCCAAAGTACTACGCGCTGTTTGGTCCGCAGTCCAGTGACATCAACGAGCTGACGTTTATCTTGGGCCCCACACCAAACGCCACGTATGTGGTGGAGCTTCACTACTTCTTCTACCCCCCGTCAATTGTTGACGCGGGCACTTCGTGGCTGGGTGACAACCTTGACAGCGTGCTGCTGTACGGCGCGTTGGTTGAGGCATACACGTACATGAAGGGTGAGGCCGACATGATGGCGTTGTACGACGGCAAGTTCAAGGAAGCGCTTGGTTTGGCCAAGCGTCTGGGGGATGGGCTGGAGCGTTCGGACGCTTACAGAAGCGGCCAATTCCGCGTAGCGCCCCTACCTCAAAACAACGGGGTGACCTGATATGGCAATTCTTCAAACCGCAACCACGTCGTTCAAGGTCGAGCTGCCGCAAGGCATCCACAACTTTGGCCCCACATCGCCCGATACGTTCAAGATCGCGCTGTACACAGCGGCTGCCGACCTTGGCTACGCCACTGCGGCGTACACCACGACGGGCGAGGTCGTTGGCGCAGGCTACACGGCTGGCGGCAACACGTTGGTCATCACGGTAACTCCGGTGGCAGCCAACAACGGCAGTGGCACCCCAACGGCCTTTTTCAGCTTCGCCAACTCTTCTTGGACCAGCGCCACCTTTACGGCGCGCGCAGCCTTGATCTACAACAGCACCGAGGGCAATAAGTCCGTGGCTGTTCTGGACTTTGGCGCGGACAAGACCGTGAGCAACGACACCTTCCAAATCATTTTTCCAACTGCCGATGCCAACAGCGCCATTGTGCGCATCTCGTAAGGACATATCATGAGTACAGAACAAAGCAAAGCCCAAGACGTCCTGACCGCGTCGTCAATTTTGCGTCCTACCGGGGCCGACAGTGCTCGTGCCGGGGGCGTCTACTCCGTGGAGTGCCGCGACGCTTCGGGCAACCTGAAGTGGGCTGACACCTTCCACAACCTTGTGGTCAACGAAGGCCTACAGGACATGAACAGCAAGTACTTTGCTGGCTCTGGCTACACGGCCGCTTGGTTCTTGGGGCTCGTAACAGGCCCCGGCTCCGGCACAACCTTCGCCGCTGCTGATACGCTGGCCTCGCACGCAGGCTGGACAGAAAACACCAACTACACAGGCAACCGCAAGGCTGTCACGTTTGGCACGGCCACGACTGCTGACCCATCGGTGATCAGCAACTCTGCAGCACCTTCGGTGTTTACCATGAACGCCAGCGCGCAAACTATTGCAGGCGCGTTCCTATGCAGCGTCAACTCGGGCACTTCTGGCATTTTGTTTTCTGCTGGCGACTTTACCGGCGGCGACAAGATCGTGGACAGCGGTGACACTCTGAGCGTAACGTACCAGTTCTCGCTTGACGCAGCCTGATAAGGTAGCGTGGTGTTTGGTGATGTCACGTTTGCCCAAGCACCTTTTGCTTCTTTAGGGGGCAGGGCGGTGTTCGCTTCTTTGGCAGACACCGCAGCAGCCACAGATTTGGTAAGCACGGTCAGCACTCGCGGCGGTCTTGCATTTGAGGCAGCGGCTGCCGCAGAAACGCAGGCAGTCATTGCCGCGCTGTTGGCAACACAAAGCGAAACCGCTACGAGTTCTGAGACAGTGGCAGCCCGGACTGACACGGTTGCAACCGTTTCGGAGTTGGCAGCAGCGCTTGATGCTCCAGCAGCCTTGTCGGCGGTGTTTGCTGCAGTTGCTGAAGGTGCCTCCACCAGCGATGTGGTCTCTGCTTTGGCGGCGGCAATTGCGTCTATCAGCGAATCGGCAGTTGTTTTTTCTGAAGAGTTTTCCGCGAACAACTTTTTCGCCGCGCTAGTTGCCGAAGGGGCAACGGCTACTGACGCCTCTACTGCGGCCGGTAGCTTTTTGGCGGCGTTGGCAGAGCAGGCCAACGCGGCAGCGGTGTTCTCAAGCCAAGCGGCGGCAGTTGCAGCAATTACAGAAGCTGCGCAGGTCAACAGCACGTTCACAGCCACCTCCGCCACTTTTGCTTCAGTTGCAGAGCTGGTGACAGCGCTCGACCAGTCAAACGCATCTCGGGCCCTTATAGCGGCTGTTGCGGAGGCTGCTGCGGCGCTTGATTCAGCGGCTGCGCAAGTGCAGGCCATCGGGGTTATTTCAGAAGCCGCGTCTGCGGCAGACCTACTTTCCGTGCTGCGTGTCGCCAACGTCTCGGTGACAGGTGTGCAGCTGTTCATCTCGATTGGCGGGGCTTTGGTTTGGGCGGTCATTGATGACACGCAGAACCCCGATTGGCAAAATATTGTAAACACCCAAGGTAGTGGATGGACTGAGGTCAACGACGCTCAGTCTCCCGGCTGGACTCAACTACCGTCGTAAGGACTCAAAATGGCACTGGTACTCAAAGATCGCGTCAAGGAAACGACCACAACAACGGGCACTGGCACGGTGACGTTGGCTGGCGCAGCCGCAGGGTTCCAGTCGTTTGCTGCTGTTGGTGATGGCAACCAGACCTTCTACGCCATCGCGGACGCAACATCTGGCGATTGGGAGGTAGGTGTTGGAACCTATACAGCCTCGGGCACAACCCTGTCCCGGACCACGGTGGTGTCGTCCAGCAATGCTGGCTCGCTGGTGAACTTTGGCGCTGGCTCCAAGGACGTGTTTGTCACATACCCATCGTCGCGTGCGGTGTATCTGGACGCAGCGGGCTCTGCCGTCACAACGCTGGACATCGGGACTCTGGGCACCAGCACGGCCAACATCACTACGGCCAACATCACGGCGGGCACTGTCGCCACGGCCCCGGTCAACAACACGGACATTGTCAACAAAGAATACGCTGACGCCATTGCATCGGGCATTCACTTCCATGAAGCGGTGGCCTTGGCCACCACGGCCGCTCTGCCAGCAAACACGTACAACAACGGCACAGCCGGAGTTGGGGCAACGCTCACAGGCAATACCAACGGCGCTCTGTCGGTAGACTCGACCCTGACTATTGTTGCAGAACGGATACTGGTCAAGAACGAAGTGGCCGGAGCCAATAACGGCGTCTACGTTGTCACGCAGGTCGGTTCTGCTGGAACGCCATACATCCTGACCCGCTCAACAGACATGGATTCTGTTGGAACCGGGGTTGACCAGATTGACGAGGGTGACTTCTTCTTGGTGACCAGCGGCACGGCCAACGTCAACACTGCTTGGGTACAGCAGACACCACCTCCGATCACCATCGGCACAACCGCGATTGTGTTCCAGCAGTTCTCTGCGCCGATCACCTATACGGCAGGCACGGGCCTGAGCGAGTCACCTTCCTACACGTTCAACATCGACAACATCGGCACTGCGGGCACGTACGGCTCCGCGTCCTCTGTCCCGGTGATCACCACCAACGCACAGGGCCAAGTCACAGGTGTCACGCCCACGGCTATCGCCATCTCGGGCGCAGCGGTCTCGGGCAACATCTCTGGCCAAGCTGGCTCGGTGGCCAACGCACTGACGGCTGGGAGCTTCCTGACCTCTGGCGGCACGTTTGATGGCTCTGCAGCTCGCACCTTTGCCGTGGATGCCACGGACGCCAATACAGCATCCAAGGTTGTAGCGCGTGACGCCTCGGGCAACTTCAGCGCAGGGACCATCACGGCCACTTTGTCTGGCGCAGCAACGAGCGCGACCACAGCGACCAACCTTGCAGGTGGCGCGGCCAACCGGATCGCGTACCAGACCAGCGCGGGCATCTCGGCTTTCATCACCGCCCCAACAGCCTCCAACCAAGTCTTGAATTGGAACGGCTCTGCGTTCACATGGAGTGCTGGCACGATCTCGGGCGTGGCCTTGGGCAGCAACTTGAACACCCTGACGTTCGGCACCTACCTGACCGGCACGAGTTACAACGGCTCCGGCGCAGTCACGCTGGCCACAAACGCAACAAACACAAACACCGCTTCGACCATCGTTGCTCGGGATGCCTCCGGCAACTTTAGTGCAAACGTGATTACTGCGGCTTTGAGTGGCAACGCCACCACAGCCACCACAGCGGCCAACGTCAACAACGGCACGCTCACAATGAACGTGTCGGGCACGGGCCTGTCAGGTTCGCAGACTTTCACGGCCAACCAGTCCGCTGCCGCTACGTTCACCGTTACCAGCAACGCAACAAACACAAACACCGCCAATGCGATTGTTGCTCGGGATGGCTCGGGTAACTTCAGTGCTGGCACGATCACTGCTGCCTTGAATGGCAACGCATCGACAGCCACCACAGCGGCCAACGTCAACAACGGCACGCTTACAATGAACGTGTCGGGCACTGGCCTGTCGGGTTCACAGACTTTCGCTGCCAACCAAGCAGGGAATGCGACGTTCACCGTCACATCCAACGCGACAAGCGCCAACACCACCAACGCAATCGTGGCGCGTGACAGCAACGGCGACTTTCAGACAGGGAGCATAAACACCACGCGAGCCTTGACAGATGTCTCTGGCGGTAATGCTTCATTGCGAGTGGTCAGTCCCGGGGGAGCGGCTTTTTACACCAGCGGCGGTAACGGCGCAATTCAAATCCAGTTGCCTGCAGCGGCCACCAATTCAATGTTTCGGATGACCATCACCGTCTGGACATATGACGGACAGTCGTTTGACATTCGTTGCGGGGCGTACATCTACGGTGGCGGTATTGCAAACCAGTTTGCATACATGCTGACAGGCAGCCGCGCAGCGTTAAATACGCGGTGGGGTTGGGATGGTACTCGACACTCTTTCTTTATCGGAAACATCGGTGACTATTGGAATTTCCCGGTTGTCTCTGTCACAGACGTGCAGGCGGGCTACTCAAACTATGCGGCCAGCAATTGGCAATCAGGCTGGGTTGCGCAGCTAAACAACAGCAGTTACGGAACGGTGCTTGCTGGCCCCACCCTCACATCGCTGCTTGCAAGCACTGCGACCACCGCAACAAACTTGGCTGGCGGCAGCGCGGGCACAATCCCGTACCAATCGGCTGCGGGCACAACCGTACAGTTGGCAGCAGGTTCTTCTGGCCAGTTTTTGCGCTCCAACGGCGCTGCAGCGCCATCGTGGGTAGCAGCGCCTACTACGACACCTGCGGGCAGCAGCCAACAAATTCAGTTTAACAACGGCGGCACGTTTGGCGCTTCGTCCAACTTGCTTTGGGACGGGACAAAAATCATTGTTGGAAGTACGTGGCTTTGGCAACCAGTTAACTTCACCAACGTGGCCGTGGGAAACGCCACACTAAACTCTTTTTCTTTGTCCGGCAGTAATAACACTGCTGTCGGCTCCGGCGTTTTGAGCGCGGTCACCAGCGGTGCGGGAAACACAGCTGTGGGTCGGAGCGCAGGGCAGCTTATTTCCTCGGGCAGTTTTAACACGGCCGTGGGGTCTGACTCCTTGATTGCTTGTACTACAGGGTCCCGAAACATAGCCATGGGGAACAACACCTTGCGGACTTGCGTGGGGTCAGGTTCAAACGTAGCCATTGGGCACGACGCCCTGTACAACCTTTCCCCCTCCGGGACACCGTCTAACGGCGAAAACGTGGCGGTTGGCTTCCAAGCAGGGTACAGCGGGACTAGCGCCGCAGGCGGCGTTCTTTTAGGCATGTACGCTGGGTACAGCATAACGACAGGCAACCGTAACATCTGTCTGGGCCAGTATGCGGGCTTTTCCATGTCTACAGGTTCTGGCAACGTAGCTATCGGCGGTCTGAATGCTGCCGGGGGCAACAACCCAGTATTTAACATTACGACGCAAAGCAACTACATCAGCATGGGTACGGGGGCGATTACAAACGCCTACGTGCAGGTTGCGTGGACTGTAGTGTCAGATGCCCGAGACAAAACGGACTTTGCCCCGGTTCCGCACGGCTTGGATTTTGTAACAAAACTCAAGCCCACTGCATACCGCTTCAAAGAGTCGCGTGATGCAACCGAAGGCCACGGCCCGCTGCGGTACGGTTTCAAAGCGCAGGACATCCTTGAGCTTGAAGGGGACAACCCGGTGGTCATTGACGCGGGGACTCCAGAGAAGTTGTACTTCAACGACCAGAACTTGCTGGCCATTTTGGCTAAAGCCATTCAAGAGCAGCAAGTTATCATCGACCAGCTCAAGGCGGACGTCGCCGCATTAAAAGGAAACTGACATGTCCAGCACATTCTCCAACCTCAAGTTCGAGCTGATCGGCAACGGTGAGCAGTCAGGCGTCTGGGGC